ACCATTATTTGGGCCTAGAAGTAAGTATGAATATTTAATAATGAGAGCTCGGATGGATGATTTATTCACTGATAAATCATTAGAAGATTTCACAGCCAATAATTTAATTCAATATCCTAAAATATTAGATAAAGTTTCTATTCTAACAGGAGAAACTTCTGTTATACCACAAGAACTGTTGTTAAAACATATTGAAAAATTTCCTAAATCAAATCAAACTTCAATACTTAAAAATATATTTGAAAATAGTTTAGATCTTAGCCTTCTTTCTTCTGATGCTTACTCATGGGAATTAAAAAAATTATTAGTAAAGTTTAATAAATTTAAACTTAAATCTGATGAAAAAATATATGTCACTAAGGACGGAAGTACTATAGTTGTTTTAACAATAAAACCAAATAATATAAAAGCTGATTTATATAAAGAAGATGATGAATTTAAAGATATAGATCTTAATAAAAACACAGCTACTAAATATTTAGAAGATTATCCTGAAATAGATACAATACCATTTAAAGTATTATTAAAACTAGCAGCCAAAGACGCTATAAGCCAAAGTGCAATTAAAAAAGCTATAGACACAGCTAAAAACTCACCTGAATCTGCTTTAATATTTAAAGAATTAGAAGATGGTTCTTCTTTACTTATAGATACTAATGCGTTTGATGCGTATAAAATAACAGGTAGTAAAATATCAAAAGTCCCATTTAATAGTGAAGAAGTGCAAACAGCTCTATCAGCCTCAGGTGACAATGAAAGAGCGGCGGATAATATTAAAAAATTATTTTTAGATGCAGTAGGCGGCTATAATAGTAGAATTCCAGATGATATAGATAAAGAAACTCTTTTAAACATCACTAGAAATATACCATTAAATAATAGAATTATAGTAAAAAATCAAATACAATATCTTATTACCTCCGCTGATAATGATTCTGATGAAATATCATTTAATTTACTCCCCATTTCACTTAGCAGCGTTAGTAATACTGTTTATGCTTTTAAAGGAGAAGATTGGAAAAAACCTGTAGCTCAAAGATGGAATGAACCACTAACTGCTGAACAATTTCAAAAAATATTTGATTATCTTAGAAGTCAAAATATAACATATAGTGATAGTAATCTTAGAAGTATATTTAATAATCGAAACTATCAAGCTATTAAAAATTTTACAGAATCTAACCCACCACTTGACCCAGCTAATATTTTAAGACCTGTAGTATACCAAGGTGGAGTTTATTTATTTAATACTCAAACCCCAAGAAATGGTTTTAGATTAAGCCCACAATCAGGTAGATTACTACAAAAAGTATTTACAGCTAGAGATATTGCTGCTATTACAGGCCAACAAACCACTAGAGCTGCTAGAACACCTAGAGCCGCGGCCACAGGAGCAGCAGCTGGTCAAACTGCACCTGCAGCCGCACCAGCAGCTGGAGGAAACGCTGGAGCTACTCCTACATTAATAGCTAACGCTGGTTTAACAAGAGGATTTGAGGCCTTACCAGCAGCGTTTAGAAATAGAATAGCCGCTGGGACACCAGTTAACGTTAATTCAAGTAGAACAGCTAGATCTAGACAAGCATCATTAGGTAATAGAGGACGAGTTATAGGAGCTATAAATGCAGGACAAGATCAATTAGTAATAATACAAATGGGTGATAATACATTTGCTCAAGCTTCATTCCAACCAGATGCTAGACATTATATTATTACTCCTACTAGAGCTCTTAATATGGGTAGAGTAGGTAACTTTGTAGATTTTATATCTAATAATGCTAACTTAACTGAAACACAAAAAGAAGCTCTTACAGCGATAGCATCATTTGCAACCACTCCTGAAGAATTAGAAGAAACTAAACCTTATAAAGATTTGGAGATAACAGAAAATTATGTTATCCGTGAATTTAATGAGAATGTAGATCCTATAGAATTAAAATGGCATCGTGATATGGAAGATCGTTTAGTAGAAATAGTAGGTAATACTGACTGGCAATTACAGCTAGAAGATCAATTACCAACTTCTATGAATCAACCCATATTTATACCTAAGGGTGAATGGCATCGTGTTATCAAAGGAACAGGAACCTTAACATTGAAAATAAATAAAAAATGAAAATTAAAGACTTAAAACGCATCATCAGAGAAGAATTATCATCAATTCAAGAATTAGGATTTGACTACCCAGGTAAAGTAAAATCACAAGATTTAGATCAAGAATCTGATGATTACCGTCGTGGATACACTGATGGTTTAAGAGATGGGTATGATAGAGGATTTAAAGATGGACAAGTTGGAGATTTAGATGAGAATGCCCCAGCTAAAGAACCAGGAACTAAAGAAGCTCCAACAAAACCAGATACTGGAGAAAAAGCAAAACCAAGAAGAGGATTTGAACCAAAACCAGGTGCTGAACCTAAGCCTAAAGCTAAAACTTTAAAGGAAGAAGACATGATTAAAAAAATCGCTGATCGTTTTAAAAGTCTTAAAAAATAATGAGCAAAAAATTAACTGAAATAGAATACGAAAAGATATTTAAACCTGAAACTATGACAGCCTTAAAAGGTAAGTCAGGTGAGTCTTTACGTCAAATGTTAGGTAACAAATCATTGATGCAGACAATGATACGTTCACAAGAGTTACTTAATCAAATCATAGAAGCTGAATTAAGCTATCGTGATGCTTTAGCTGGTGTAGCTGTTGATATGGTAACTCAAGCTTATCCTATTATCGACTATGCTAATATTCGTATTGATGCTGAAATAGTAGGTATGGGAGATATGAACATTGGTTCTGGTGAGGATGAAACTCCATCAGAAGATGTTAATACACCTGAAGCTGTGTTGGCTAAACGCCGTATTATAAACGGTATAACCCAAGGTGCTTCTATTCGTGGAGCGTTTGCGTTTTACTTATTTAGAGAGTATTTAGACGTTTTAGATGACACTTTAGTTGACAAATATGCTGAAATATTAAGACTAGCATTTGGTATCTATGATGATGAAAATGCTATTGCTATGATGTTAGCTATGTTAGCTCAAAATCAAAAAACTCAAGGTGGTGAAAGCGAGATGGTATATGATGAAGATGCTGAACAGTTTGTTATTAAAGCTAAAGCTGTATGTTTTCCAATGTTAGTACATGAAATTGTAAAAGGACTTTACGAAATTGTTGGTACACAAGGATTTGGACAAGATAAAGAACAAAACAAAGCAATCATTGGTAAAGTAGATAAATTAGCTAATGAACCACATGATCTACAGTATGGTAAGTTCATTTATGATGAGTTAAATAATTTATTTGTTGAAAGTGGAATTGATGATTTACGTGTAAGGGAATTATTTTTCTCTGAAGTATATAAACTTGAAGAAACAGAATTTATTGAGTTTATTGAAAATCTAATCAATAAGACATTAACTACACCTCAAAAGCAATGGGCTATGGGTGAAATGAAAGATATTGAAAAAGATCTTAAAAAAGACGATACTGGATTAGAGGGACTATAATATGAAACATTCTAGATTAATAGAAATAATTAGAGAAGAATTACAAAGTATTCTAAAAGAAGAATCTACTCAATATAATATTGAAGGATTACTTCTTACTAATACTGAAGAACGTCCTCAAAAAGACATATTATCTGATATACGTTCATTACCTGGTGTAACAATTGTATCAAGTAAAGATTATGATTTATCAGGTGAAACATCAGCATTTAGTAATCCTAACTACTATACAATAATTAAAATTAAAGTAGATCCACACCCATATCCTGACGGATTTAAAGATGAAGATTTACAACAATTGTTTAAGGATATTAGAGCAATTAAAGGTGTTAGAAACTTTAAATTAAACAAATCAGTAGAGAAAAAAACAGTATAATAATTAAAAACAAAAATATGGAAAATTATCTTGAGCTTAAGAAAATACAAAAAATTGCCGGAGTAATAACTGAAGGTGAGTATAGAATGATTATTGAAGCTCTTCATGATGAAACTTTAGATGAATCATTAAAAAGTTGGTTACTAGGTGGTCTATTAACATTAACCACATTAGCAGGTATTGGTAAAGTATATCAAATGGACCAGCAAGCTAAAGCTGATAAAGCTAAGCAAACTGAGTATTATGATAATGTTCTTAGTAAAGAATTAGCTAAATTAGATGACCAAGACTTTGGAGAAATGGGATATGACATTGATAAAAAGACTAATGCTTTTTCTGTATCCCCAAATAGTAAACTTACACCTCAAGAAATATTTGACACTATGGCTTCATATGCTAAAGATTATATTAAAGCACACCCAGATGAATTCTCAGTTGGAGAAAATGGAGGAATATTTTGGAATAAAGGACAATGGAGCTTTAATCAATTTACTAACTCAAAATATACTTACCAATATAAATAAATTATTTTTCTAAAATAATAACATATTTATAATAAAATAAAAACAAAATGAAAATTAACAAATTACGCACTCTTATTCGTGAATCTATTAACGAGTATATTAAAGAAATAGATGAAGCTGGCACTAGAGCTATGTATGAAGCTAAAATGAAAGCTTGTGATAAAGCTATGGAAGATAGAAAGAAAAAAATTGAAATGGCTGAGTCATTAGAAGAAATGCAGGGCATGTTTGATGAAACCAAAATGGGTGAATTAAAGAAAGAAATTAAAATGCTTGAAAAGCAAAAAGCTAAATATGGCAAAATGCTTGAAAAGATGAATAAAGGAAAAGAAGTAGTAACTGAAGAACCAACTGAAGAAGCACCAGTAGAAGAAGCTGATGTTACTGCTAAAATGAGTGTGTCTGATGAAGCAGTTGAAGAAACAGCTATCAATGAGTCATTCCTTAAAATGCAAAAATTAGCAGGTGTAATTACAGAAAGTCAGTACAATAAGAAAAAAAGTTTGATTGAGAATGAGTTAGGTGAAGCTTCTTTTATAGATAAAGCTAAATCTGCTATTGGGGCAGAGCTTAAAGAACCAAAAGAATTTAATTCTGGGAAAATTAGTGGGAAAACATTAAATTCTGACCAAAAAGATGTAAAAAATAAAATAATTATGGCTTTAAATGATTTTAATAAAAATATTAAAGATAATTTTTTTAAAGAAACAATAAATGTTGATGGATTAGTAGATAACGGTTTAATCATTAACACAACAGAAGGTGATAGAACAAAAGGACAAACAAAGAAATTTGAAGAAGAATTAAAAAGAAAAGGTCTTAAAGTATCATCAACTTCAAAATCTAGTACATCTCAAATAGATTATGGTGAATATCGATCAGATACCCGTGATGTTACTCAAATTACTACAACTATGACTGTAACTAAATAAACAACATATAGACAGATTCATAGCCTGTTAACTTAACAAAAATAATATGAATAAAGAATTTCTCAAAATGCAAAAATTGGCTGGTGTAATTACCGAAGCTCAATATAATCAAAGAAAAAGCTTAATTGAAAATAAAATTATTAATGCTGATCAAGCATTAAAAAATTCTGAAATACAAGCTGCTGGGGAAAAATTAGCTGATAATCCAACTTTACTTCAAAAAGCTATAAAGGATTTAGAAAAATTAAATATTAATAAAGCTACTTTAGAAAAAATTGCCCAAGCTTATAAAAATGGTAAAGATATAAGTAATATCATTGATGATGAAACTAAAAATATAGTCAATAAGCTAGACGAAATTGACTCACCAGAGAAATATTCAACAAAACAAGGATTACAAGGAGCAGCTTTAGGTGGACTTACTTCTGGAGTTGTTGGAAGTCTTTTACCTACTTTTATTGCTGGCCAGGATCTAAGTGCCCCACAAACAATGATAGCCACAGCTATATCAGCAGTAGTATTAGGAATAGCAGGAGCTATTGGGGGTTATAAAGCAGCTAAAAAATCTGCTGAAGATGATTATAAGTATAAAGCTTTAAAATTAATAAAACAATTTGGTAGTAAAGAAAAAGCAATTCAACACGTTAAAGATGAGTTAGAAAAAAGAAAACAACAACTTCCTCAACTTGGATATAGTGGTGAAATGGAGTATACATCAACAATTCAAGCGTTAAATGATTTAAAATAAAATATATAGACAGATTCATAGCCTGTTGACTTAACAAAATATTATGGAGCTGTGGCCCACCCTAAAAGTGGGCCACCTTAGTTTGGCTCTTAGGATAAATTTATTATATTAATACTATATGGAAAAGAAAATAGTAATTATAGGTGCGGGAGTAGCAGGTATAAATGCAGCTACTAAGTTAGTCGATAACGGCTACCCAGGTGAATTGATCACCATTATAGACAAAGGAAATGACCCACATAATCGTTTACCTGAAGAAGTAATGACAGGTATGTTAGGTGCTGGTGGGTGGAGTGATGGTAAATTAACATACCATACCGCAATCGGAGGTGTATTATCTAAGTATTGTGGTGAAGACAAAGCAATGGAATTGATGGACCAAGTTATTAGTAACTTTAGACGTTTCCACCCTAAACCAGAAGAAATATTTTGCTCTGATCCACAAGCAGAACCTGATTTTATTAAACCATACTTTGGATTACGTTTATTCCCAGTGTGGCATATTGGTTCAAATTATCTACATGAGATCGCTAAAGCATGGTATTCATATTTAATTGATAAAGGTGTTAAATTTAAATGGAATGCTGAAGTTTATGCTATTGATTTTGAAAATGCAAGAGTATTAGGTAAATTTTTAGATAAAGAAAACCATGAGTTAGAATACAGATATGATGAACTTATATTTGCTGTAGGTAAATCAGGTATTGATTTTGGTAAACAATTAGCTGATGATTACAAATTACCAACAGAACCAAAATCAGTTCAAATTGGAGTTCGTTTTGAAGCACCACAAAAATACTTCCAAAAACTAATTGATGTTAGTTATGATTTTAAACTATATCAAAAGTTTGATAACATATCATTACGTTCATTCTGCACTAACAATAACGCAGCTTATGTAGCGGTAGAAGAAACATATGGTGATATTAGTTACAATGGTCATGCTAAGAAAGGTGAAGAATTTAGAAACGATATGACTAACTTTGGTATTCTAATGGAAATCAAAGGTATTGAAAATCCATTTGAATGGTCAAGAGATGTAGTTAATAAATTACAAATCGATGGTAAAGGATTATATTATAGCCCATCTAGAACACCAGGTATAACATCTGAGGGTAATAAGGTAACAGCAACTCAAATATCTAATTTAAAAATATTTGAAGAAGCAATGGGTAAATATGCTAAATATATTACTGACTTTATTGACCAAATGAATAAAATATTTGAATTCAGAAATGATTATGGAATTTATATACCTGAAGTAAAGTATTTAAGTCCTGAACCATTAGTAGACTATAAAAACTTAGCATTAGTTGATTATCCTAATGTACATTTTGTAGGAGATGCGTTATCTGCTCGTGGTATTACTGTAAGTGGAGCGCAAGGAATTTATGTAGCTGAGTCGCTTTTGTAACAAACTATACATAAATTTGACATGAAGGGTTTGGCTTTGCTGAACCCTTTTGTTATATTTAATAAATAAATACACAAAAATATGTCAAATTTAAATGAAGAGTTAGCTAGTATTGGCAAACAATTAATGTTTTCTGAACCGTTTTATGGTATTTTTCTATCAACTCTTAATAAAGTTGAAAGAAAAGATCTACCTACCGCAGGAGTTAGTCTAAATGGTCCAAATTATCAATTATCTGTTAATAAAGAATTTTGGAATTCACTAAATAATGATAAAAAGAAGATAGGATTATTAAAACATGAATTACTTCATATATGTTTTAACCATCTTCATGACAAAGAATGGTTCCCTGATCAAGAATTACATAATATAGCTGCAGATATTGAAATTAACCAATATTTAACACCAGAATATTACCCAACAGACAGTATATTATTACCCACATCATTTCCTGAACTTAACTTACCATTAAAAGCTGGTACTAAAGTATATTATAGTTTGTTATTACAAGCTAAAGAATCAGGTTCATCACCTACATTAAATGAATTACTAAAAGATATAGGTGATTTAGAAGGTGGATTACATCCAACATGGAAAGAAATGGATGGATTATCTGAAGCTGATAAAAAATTGGTTAAAGCCCAATTAGAACATCAAATTAAAAGTATATTAGAGGACCAATCTAAACAAAGCAATGGTAGAGGATTTATACCAGCAGAATTAGAATCATTTATTGAAGAATTACTTAAAGATTCTGAACCAACATATGATTGGAAAACATATTTTAGAAGATTCTCAAGTACATCTTCAAAAGTATACACTAAAAAAACTAGAAGAAAACATAATAAACGATTCCCAGGCAACCCAGCATTAAAAATTAAACCTAAAAAGAAAGTATTAGTAGGTGTTGATACATCTGGATCAGTTGGTGACAAGGATTTAGCTGAATTCTTTACTGAAATTAATCACATGTATAAATCTGGAGTGGAAATTACCATAGCTGAAGGTGACGCAGCTATTAATAACATATATGAATATAATGGAACACCACCAGAAAAAATATCAGGTAGAGGTGGTACAGATATGAATCCATTTATTACATATTTTAATGAACATCCCGGTTTTAGCAGCCTAATTATATTAACTGATGGTTATATTGGTAATAGGGAAGTTAAATCATTTAAACCAACTCTATTAGTACTATGTTCTAATGGGGAAGAAGTTGAAAAAGTAAAAGAAAATGGATGGGGCCAAACAATTAAAATAAATTTGGCTTCTAATTAATAATATATTATATTTAAACATATTAAAAAATAAAGGTTATATGGCTAAAAAATCAAAACATGCAAAAGTGTCTCTAAATGTTAAAGAGGCGAAGTTATTCTTAAAACACATCATAAATAACAATCGTTATTTACAATCTCAAAACAAACCACCAGTAGCGGTTGAGGTAGTTGGTGATTCAGGTATTGGTAAAACATCAACTATTGTTCAATTAGCTGAAGAGTTAGATTTGAACTTTGTTAAGTTAAACTTAGCTCAAATTGAGGAGTTAGGTGATTTAGTAGGTTTTCCAATTCGTCAATTTGAAGTTTGTAAAGCAGATAATGATTGTTTATGGATTGATGAACAAGCAGTTACTGAATATACACATCAAGGTTACTCATTTACAGGTAAAAATAGGATGAGTTATTGTCCACCTGAATGGATTAGTGGTAAGAGTAAAGGTGGTATATTATTATTAGATGACTGGAATCGCGCTGATGTAAGATTCATTCAAGCTGTTATGGAACTAATTGATAGACAACAATATATTAGTTGGGAGTTACCTAAAGACTGGCATATCATATTAACAAGTAATCCTGATAATGGAGATTATTTAGTTAATAGTATTGATAACGCTCAAAAAACACGATTTATATCTGTTGATTTAAAATTTGATATTAATTGTTGGGGTGAGTGGGCTGAGAATGCTTCAATAGATAGTAGATGTATTAACTTCTTATTAAAACACCCAGAACTAGTATCAACAAATACTAACTCAAGAAGTATCACAACATTCTTTAATTCAATTTCATCATTAAAGTCATTTGATAGTGAGTTAGGTTTGATTCAAATGATTGGAGAAGGTAGTGTTGGTAGTGAATTCACAACTATGTTCTCAATGTTTATCAACAATAAACTTGATAGGATTATCTCACCAGAAACAATTATGACTCATGAAAGTGAGGAGTATGTTTTAAATACTTTAAAAGGTATTATTGGTAAAGATGATAACTATAGAGCAGATTTGGCATCAATTATATCAACTCGTATTGTTAATTTTAGTTCATTTTACGCTAAAAATAATAAAGTAGAAAAAGCATACATTGATCGTTTAGCATTATTAATGAATGAAGAATTGTTTGCTGTTGATTTAAAATATAAAATAGTTAAAAATGTTTATAACAATAACACATCAGCTTATAAGTCATTAATGTTAAATAAAACTTTAATTAAATTCTTAACTAAGTAATTATGAAAAATACAACAATAGGTCATTTAATGCTCAACCATGATGGTAGAGGAAATAGAATATTTGGTGTGGGATATAATATGATTGGAGGTATTATACCTGAAGATTATCAACTTAAAATAAGAAAGTTCTTTGATGAATCAAAAGATAATAAACTAACAGACAATAGTACAATATATGTTACTCCATTATCTGAACTACCAGCTTATAAATTAAAGAATTATATCCAGGAAAATAAATTTAAAATTACTACTGCTCGTAAATTTGAAAAATTAGATACATTAATAGTTAATAAAGAATTTATTGAAAGACATTACTTTAACATTACAGTATGGAATAAAAAAACAAGTAATCATGAAATTAATTATACAACTGATTATTTAATATTCCCAATAGATGTTATAACTAAAGATAGTGGATTTAAAAAATATGTTAATCCTCATAATAATCGTTGGAATTCAATTACTGAAAAAGGAAGAAAGAAAATTACTCATTATTGTGTATCAATGGACGAATATCATGATATATGTACTTATATTCCTTATTTCGCACATATTATAGACAAATCTACAACAGTTAGAGGAATTATATTAGAAGGATCACATGGTTCTAAAAAAGCATTTGATGGACTTGAATTTTATATTAATTTATTAGACAATGTTAAAAAACATAATTTAAAAGTTGTATTTGACTCAAGTGTAAATGAAGATATTAATAAAGGATTAGTTATTGATTTTGAAATATTCCAAAATTTATATGGAATGTTAAAAAGTACTGATATAGAAAATTGGGAAGTAGCTAAAGAAATTATAGCTAACTGTGAATTTGAAGCATCAAAAGCCTACATTATAGCTTTATATAATATGTTTGCTGACTTACATAAAACTAGTGCTAATAAAAACTATAATTTAGTTAAAAAAGCAATAGAAGCTAAAAAGTATGGTCTTTATTTTGGTAGAAATAGTTATATACCATTTGAATTATTATTAGGTCATTTCGCTAAAGTATGTCCTGAATTACTCCCACAACAATTACCTTGTTTAGTTCATCACTTAAATTACATATCTAAAAAAGAAGTAATTAAAGAGATAGTACTCGCTTAATATTTATACGTAAACAATATTAATGGCTAAAGTAGTACTTTTAAGTTGTACCAAATCAAAGACTAAACACGCAGCTCCAGCACAGGAGCTGTATTCTGCTTCTCCAATGTTCCAAAAGACATTAGAGTATGGTAAGTCACTTAAACCAGATAAAATGTTTATCTTATCAGCTAAACATCATTTAGTTCCTTTAACTAAAAAATTAGAACCTTATGATAAAACTCTTAAGGAAATGCCTAAAGATGAAAAGGAAAAATGGGGTGAAGAAACAGTTAAGCAAATGAAATCTCATGGTATAAATGTGGATAAAGACAATTTTATATTCCTTACCGGAAGTGAATATATGAAGCCGTTAACTAAATATATCCCCGAAGCTAACATTGAAAAACCAATGGAAGGTCGTAGAATGGGAGAACGTTTACAGTGGTTAAACAGCCAAATTAAGAAATTAAAAGAAGTAGTGTCTAAACTTAAGAAAATTATATATGAAGTATTCCAAAAATAAATTAAACGAGTATATCCAACTATATCTTAATGATTTAGAAGACTATGGTGATGAAGGTGATAATGTATTAATAGCTGAGGTAGCACTATCAGAATTTAAGTCATTATTAGTTGAATCTGATCAAAATATATTGTCACTCTTAAACGAAGCTAAAAAAGATCCACGTCCTGCTTATCGAGTTGTGTACAAAAACTTTGTAGAATATTTAGAAAATATATAACCCTCTGTTTGGCCTTGTGGAGTTTTGATGTTATATTTAGAATATAAAATTAAAACATATGGGAATTGATCCAACATTACAAGTTAAAAAGTACACATCAACAGATGGAGTAGTACGTTACATGAAAGATGGTAAATTACACAACTGGGAAGGTCCAGCTGTAATTCACCCAGATGGAAAAGTAGAATATTTTATTAATGGTTTTGAACACACTAAAGATAGTTGGAAAAAAGCTAGAAAAAGTGGTGTAGGTCTTCCATGGTATAAAAGTGGTGTTGCTAAGCAACGATTCTAATTTTTATAAACATTTCAAATTAGGCTTGCAAATGCAAGTCTTTTTTATTACATTATAAGTATGAAAATAGGATTAACAGGAACAATGAGTGTTGGAAAAAGTACACTCGTACATGTGTTAAGAGAATTACCTGAATTTAAAGATTATTTCTTTGCTACTGAACGTAGTAAATATTTACGTGATTTAGGTATTCCGTTAAATACTGATAGTACATTAAAAGGTCAAACAATATTCTTAGCTGAGCGTTGCTCTGAATTAATGAGAGAAAATGTTATTACTGATAGAACAGTTATTGATGTAATGTCATTTGCTAAGTGTGCTCAATCAATTCATGATGAAGATAAAATAGCATTTACTAATTATGCTGCTCCATTTATTTGGGAATATGATTATATATTCTATGTTTCACCTGTTGGAGTTGAAATAGAAGATAATGGAGTTAGGGAAACAGATGCTAATTATCGTAAGTTGATTGATATATCTATTAAAAATACTATCACTGAGAATCTGAATAATATACAAAACTTTGGAATAATATCAGGTACTACTGAGGAAAGAATAAAACAAATTAAATCTTATTTAGGTTTTTAATATTTATACACAAACCTAACATAATGAAACGTACTGAATTAGAAGAATTAATTAGAGAAACTATATTTGAAATTTTAGACGAAGGAGCAGCTACTCAAGCAGCTCTAGCCGCCGGAGCTAGCAACCCATCAGCGGCTGCTAAGACAGCTAAAGACGCAGCTGCGAAAGATCCAACAGGTACATCTACTATAGTTGGACCTAAAGGTAGTAAAGTTATTGATAAAGCAACTCCTTTAGAAGAAAAAAAAGAAGAAGATGAGGAAGTAGAAGATACTTATGGTAAAGAAGATGAAGATGATAAAAAAGATGCTAAAATAAAAGCAGCTAAGCCTTCAAAAGCTGAACTTAAAAAGAATGCTAGTATAGCTACTATAACAGATGCATTAGCTAAAGCAACTAAAGAGTTTAAAGAAATTACTGAGAAGTATAAAAAAGCAGAAGGTAAAGAAAAAGCTAATTTTTTAGCTAAATTAAAAGATTTAACACCAAAGATACAAACACTAAAAAAAGCTTTAGAAAAAAAAGAGGAAGCTCTTAAATAAGCTAACAAATAATGGTTATTTATGAGTCAAGATATAAAGCAAATAATTCGTGAAGAATACCTGAAGTGCGCCTCTAATCCAGCGCACTTCATGCGTAAATACTGCTATATCCAACATCCACAACGTGGTAGAGTATTATTCAATCTATACCCATTCCAAGATAAAGTACTTAATTTATGGAAAGATAACCCATATGATATAATACTTAAATCAAGACAGTTAGGTATATCAACATTAGTAGCAGGTTATTCATTATGGTTAATGTTATTCCATAAAGATAAAAACGTCTTATGTATAGCTACTAAACAAGAGACAGCTAAAAACATGGTAACGAAAGTTAAATTCATGTTTGAAAACTTACCTTCATGGTTAAAAATAACAGCTGAAGAAAATAATAAACTAACATTACGGCTAAGTAATGGATCTCAAGTTAAAGCCGTATCAGCAGCGGGTGACGCAGGGCGATCTGAAGCAGTTTCACTTCTCATTATAGATGAGGCTGCGTTTATTGATGGTATTGCTGAGATATGGGCATCTGCTCAACAAACCTTAGCCACTGGGGGAGGAGCAATTGTGTTATCTACTCCATACGGTACTGGTAACTGGTTCCATCAGACATGGGTCAGAGCAGAAGCAGGTGAAAACCAATTCTTACCCATTAAATTACCATGGTATGTTCATCCTGAACGAGATGAAAGTTGGAGAAAAAAACAAGATGAACTATTAGGTGACCCAAGATTAGCAGCTCAAGAATGTGATTGTGACTTTAATACATCAGGTGATGTAGTATTTTATCCTGAATATCTTGAATTTATCACTCAAACTTATATTAAAGATCCCTTGGAAAGACGGGGTGCTGATCGTAACTTATGGATATGGGAACCAGCAGATTACACCCGTAGTTATATGGTTGTAGCTGATGTTGCTCGAGGAGATAGTAAAGACTTCTCTGCGTTTCATATTATTGATATAGATACTAATACTCAAGTAGGTGAATATAAAGGACAATTATCACCTAAAGAATTTGGTTATTTGTTAGTAGCAATAGCAACAGAATATAATGAAGCATTGTTAGTAATCGAAAATAATAATATAGGATGGGCGACATTAGACGCAGTTCAGGAAAGAGGATATAGAAATTTATATTATTCTCCTAAAACTGAAGCAACAACTGCAGAATCTTATTTAGAAAGATTAGACGACCCATCAAGACTAGTGCCTGGTTTTACAATGAATTTAAGAACCAGACCATTAGTTATTAATAAGTTTAGAGAATATATTGGTGATAAAAGTGTCATTATACAATCTAAACGTTTAGTTGAAGAAATGAAAGTGTTTGTGTGGAAAAATGGTAAAGCAGAAGCACAATCAGGTTATAATGACGACTTAGTTATGAGTTTTGGAACAGCAATGTATATAAGAGACACAGCTCTTAAGTATAAATCACAAGGTATTGATTTAGCTAGAGCAATGTTATCAAATATATCAAACACCAGACCTAATTCTCAAGGAGCTTATACCCCAAACGCGTACAATAATCCATACCAAATTAATTACGGTCACGGAACTGAGGACATTAGCTGGTTACTGTAATATTTATTGGTATAATTTAATATAAAATGGCAGATACTAGTGTATTTTCAAGGCTACAGCGACTATTCGCTACTGATGTAATAATCAGAAATGCTGGAGGAAATGAATTAAAAGTATTGGATGTTAATAGCATCCAAATGACTGGAGAATATCAAACAAATTCTCTTATAGATAGATATAATCGAATCTATTCAAGTAACAGCACATCTCTTTTTGGTGCTCAATTAAACATTAACTGGAAATATCTACGCACTCAAATCTACTCAGACTATGATGCTATGGATACAGATGCAATTATCTCTTCTGCCTTAGATATTATTGCTGATGAATGTACACTTAAAAATGATATGGGTGAAGTACTTCAAATTAGAAGTAGTGATGAAGACACACAAAAGATTTTATACAACTTATTCTATGATGTATTAAATATTGAGTTTAATTTATGGTCTTGGATTCGCCAAATGTGTAAATATGGTGATTTTTTCTTAAAATTAGAAATTGCTGAAAAATTTGGAGTATATAATGTTATACCATACACAGCATATCATATTGAAAGACAAGAAAATTATGACTATAAAAAACCAGCTGAAGTAAGATTCGCTTTTTCACCAGATGGTTATGCTGGTGGTTCAGGTTACTATGGAATTGGAGGTCAAGGTACTCAATCATCTAGAAAAGACGATAATAAAATATTCTTTGATAACTATGAAATGGCTCACTTCAGATTGATTACTGATGTGAACTATTTACCTTATGGTAGATCATATTTAGAGCCTGCTCGTAAATTATATAAACAATACATTTTGATGGAAGATGCTATGTTAATCCATCGTATTGTTCGTGCCCCAGAAAAACGTATTTTCTATATTAATGTTGGTTCAATTCCACCTAATGAAGTAGAAAACTTCATGCAAAAGACTATCAATACAATGAAGAAAACTCCATTTATTGACCCTCAAACAGGTGAATATAATATGAAGTATAATCAACAAAATTTATTAGAAGATTTTTACATCCCAGTAAGAGGTAATGATAGTGCTACTAAAATTGAACCTACTAAAGGAATGGATTACACAGCTATTGAAGATGTGAATTATTTAAGAGATAAATTATTCGCTGCTTTGAAGATACCTAAAGCATTCATGGGTTATGAAAAAGACTTAACAGGTAAAGCAACATTAGCAGCTGAAGATATCCGTTTTGCTCGTACAATTGACCGTATTCAAAGGATCATACTATCAGAATTATATAAAATTGCTTTAGTTCACTTATACACTCAAGGATATAGAAATGAAGCATTAACTAATTTTGAATTGTCATTAACTACTCCTTCTATCATTTATGATCAAGAAAGAATAGCATTAATGAAGGAAAAAGTAGATTTAGCTCGTAATATTATTGAAACTAAAATATTGCCTACTGATTGGATTTATGATAATATATTCCATTTAAGTGAGGATCAATTTGATGAATATAGAGACTTAATCGCTGAGGATCAAAAGCGTATCTTTAGAATGAAACAAATTGAAAACGAAGGTAACGACCCATTAGAATCAGGTAAGTCTTATGGTACACCTCATGATTTAGCAACATTATATGGTGCTAGTAGAATGGGTAGTTTACCTGATGGATATGATGAAGATCTTAAATTAGGTCGTCCCGAAGAAAAAGCATCAAATATGGGAACTCAAAAGAATGCGTTTGGTACTGATAGATTAGGTAACAAAGGTATGAAGAAAGGTGATGATACTGGTGAAGATAAATCATTAAAAAATAATTTTAAAGGTGGATCACCATTAGCTCTTGAAAATATGCTTAAAAATAAACCATTATTTGAAAGTTTAGACAAGAAAATATCAATGAAAAAAGACGATTCTTCATTATTAGATGAGTCTCAAATACGAGAATAAAAATCCCTCATATATTTATAAATAAAAATATACCAAAGTGAATATTAAACACTCGAAGTACAAAAATCCAGGAATACTCTTTGAATTACTTGTTAGACAAATAACAGCTGACACATTGTCAGGCAAAGATTCCCCAGCTTCAAATATATTAAAGAAATACTTTAGTAAATCTGAATTAGGTAAAGAATACAAAATATACGAAAGTTTCTTTAAACATGTAGGAAATATTAGTGAAGCTAAAGCGGATATGGTTGTGTCAACCTTAATTGAAAGTTCAAAACATTTGAACAGATCTGCTCTTAAAAGACAGAAATACAACTTAATTAAAGAGATTAAGGCTAATTATAATTTAGAGGAATTCTTTAGAACTAAATTACCCAATTACAAAGCACAAGCAGCTTTATTTACATTATTAGAGGTATACAATAGTGAAAATTTATCTAACCCAGACCAGATTATAGAAAATAAAACTGTTCTTTTAGAATATTTAACTAAAACTACCATTAATAAAAAAGAAGTTAAAGAAACTATCTTAGAAGAGTTTAAAAGTCAAGATAAAGATATTCGTGTTCTAACATATAGAGTATTACTTGAAAAATTTAATGACAAGTATGCTGATCTAAACAAAAATCAAAAATCAGTATTAAAAGAATTTATTAATAGCATTGATAGTACTCCTAAGTTAAAGGAATTCTATAATACTAAAGTAAATGAAATTAAAGAGGCTTTAATCGCATTAAATAAAAAAGTAACTGATAAAGCTATTCAAATTAAAATTCAAGAAGTTATGAACATTTTGCCTTCATTAGGTAAAACAGATAAAGTTAATGATGATCATCTAGTAAATCTTCTTCAATATTATCAATTATTAGAAGAACTTGAATCAGCAAAATGAGTTTAAGAGATAAAATAAAAGAAATAGTTAAAAAGCACTTGAAAGAAACAAGTGCTACTGGAACTGGATCTGGATTTACAGCTGGTTCAGGTGTTAATTATGCTACTCCATTTGCTTTTAATCCTAAAAAAGGTGCTAAGGGTGCTGAACATATTTATTATTATAAACTTGGTTACAAACCAGTTAATAAGAAAGCACTTAATAAAAAAGCTAAAGGTATTGAAGTAAAACAATTATGGGAAGAAGAAAATCCTCATTTTGATATTGAATCATATTTATCATCGTTACAAGCTGATGATGAAACTAAAAAATACATAGCTGGTAAATTAGGAGATTTTAATATATTAGCTAGTAAATTAAAAGAACTCATTACTTTAATAGGAAAAGCTAAAAATGAATCAATAAACTCATATAGAGATAACCCTCAAATGAGATCAATTTATGGAACAGATTTAGCTAGTTCTATGTTAGATGATATAATTGAATTATTTAAAGACTAAAAATGAAAACACTACAAGAACAATATAACCTTATTAAAGAAGGTAAAGGAAATAAAGATTATTTCCTAAAAACAGCTTTACGCCAATTTCCAGATATGTTATCACCTGTTAACACATTTGATGATACTGTTAGAATTCTTAAAAATAGAAGTATCATTAATGAGAATACTTGGGGTGTAGTTACTACAGGCAAAAAACAAGATTGGCATTCTATCTTTAATGAGAATATGACTGCTCTTAAAGAAGAAAAGGAAGCTAAAGCCGAAGAAAAAGAAACTACTAAAGAAGTTACAGACATGGCTACTCGTGGTTATGATTATAAAGACGAAAAAAACTATGATAACGTATTTGGTGAAGAATTTTTAAAAGGATTCTATACTGAAATGGGTGATATAAAAAATAAAGATAAAAGTGTAAATGAATTAAGAGCAATTGTAGCTAAAAATTTAGCTAAAGATTGTAATTATTATGTTAAAGATGGACAGTTTGGAATTAAAGGAGTAGGATACACAACTGAAGCGCCTGGTTTAGGTGAACCAAAAGAACCTAAAGGTAAACATAAGTCATCAGGATATGGTGATTTAAAAGAATCAGTATTACGCTCTCAAATTCATCTTTTAATTAAAGAAGTATTAGCTGAAGCAAAAGAACCACCTAAAGCTGCTTTAACTGCCTCAGAAAAATTATATGATAAATTAGGAAGCGTTAAAAAAGCTATAGACGCACTTCCAGAAAAATATAAAGAATATAAAGACACATTAGAAGCTCATCTTAAATTTAAATACAGAGACTAATGAAACAAGTATTAATAGAAACCCAATATTTTACTGCTAAACCTATTAAATTAGCTGAAGGAAAATCTTCAACAGGTAATCCTTTAGTTCAAGGTATTTTAGCCACAGCTGAAGTAAAAAATGGGAATGGTAGATACTATTCTAAAGACTTGTGGGAACGTGAGATTAAGAAATATATGGAGTGTGTTAATGCTAATAGAGCATTAGGTGAATTAGACCACCCAGACTCATCTATTATCAATTTAAAAAATGTTTCTCACAATATTAAAAAGATTTGGTGGGATGGAGACCATGTAATGGGTGCGATTGAAATTTTACCTACACCATCAGGTAATATATTAGCTGCTTTATTTGCTAATAATATACCAGTAGGTGTTTCATCACGTGGTATGGGCTCATTAAAACAAATGGGTGAATTAATGGAAGTACAAGATGACTTTGAGTTGTTATGTTGGGACTTTGTATCAACTCCTTCAAACCCAGGTTCGTATATGAAAGAAGTAGGTATGATGAATGAATCTAAAACACCTCAACAAATTAATAAGTATCAAAAAGTAAATTCTGTTATCACAGATATATTATGTGCTAATGGAACTTGCCCAATATTTTAACCTCTCCTAGAATAGTATTTTAGGACTGATGCCTCTCGAAAGAGAGGCATTTCTTTTTTATAAAAGGTGACTTTACATAAATCTATATATATGTATACTCAAATATGCTACCCCAATCTACTATGTAGCATGAATTAATAAAAAAATCTATTACGTTTCTTAATAAACGTATTTCCAAAACAATTATTTGAGGACAAAAAAATGAACAGAGAAATGCTTAAAGAAGCAATCGCTGAAGCTAAGACCATCAAGGAAACTGCTATCGCGAATGCTAAAGTCGCTCTTGAAGAAGCTTTTACTCCTACTTTAATGGCAAAATTTGCTGAAAAGTTAAATGAGACTGAAGACGAAGAAACGACTAATGAAACCTACAGCTTGGAAGAGGAAGGATTAGAAGAAGATTTTAATCTAGAAGAAATCTTAGCTGAACTTGACGAAATGAATTATGAAGAATTAGAAGAAACTGAAGACAAACTTGAAGAAGATTTAATGCTTGAAGAAATGTCTGATGAAGAAATCGAAGAACTTATCTTAAAAGTATTACGTCAAGAAATTGAGTCTGGTAACATTGAAGCCGGAGAAAATTTTGAAGAAGAAGAAACTGAAGTTGAAGACATGGAAGACATGGATGATATGGGTGGTGAAGAAGAAGAAGAGGAAGAAGAAGTTAAATTAGATGAGCTTTTAGCTGAAATCTTAGGTGAAGAGGAAAAAGTTGAAGAGGGTTTACTTGATAAAATTAAATCTTTCTTTGGTAGTGTACTTTCAAATTTTGAAAATGAAAACAAAGATGTTATCACTAAATTTCAAAATAGTAAAAAAACTAAAGAAGATCAAATTGAATTTATTAATGCTCTTAACAGCTGGGGAAGAAAAAACCAAATCGAAGGTCCATTTTTACAAGCTGCTAGAACAGCTGCTAGTGAAAAATATGGATTAGGCCTAAAAGGAGGTTCAGACACCGCAACTATGGGTACTTTTGAAGAAGCTAAAGAAATGGAAGAAACAATTAATGAATTACGTGCTGAACTTAATGAAGTTAATTTGTTAAACGCTAAACTTCTTTACACAAACAAAATTTTCAAAGCAAAGAATCTTACCGAATCTGAAAAAGTAAAGGTTTTAAACACATTCGACAAAGCCGAAACAGTAAAAGAAGTAAAATTAGTATATGAAACTTTAACTGAGTCTTTAAAAGCATCAACTGCTAAAAAGAACACAATTAAAGAATCATTAGGATCAGCTTCTAGAACAGTAAGTGCTCCTGTTGAATCAAAACAACCAATTATTGAAGTAAATGATGCTTTTGCTCGTATGCAAAGATTAGCAGGTTTGCGTAAATAAAAAATTAAATTAAAATAAACTAAAACCAATAAATTAAAAAAATGGAAACAATTCAATCATTAGTTGAATCTGCAAACCCATGGAAATCACTTCAAAGCGACGCTGCTAAGTTAGCTAACAAGTGGTCTAAAACTGGCCTTTTAGAAGGTTTGGGTGAGGATGTCAACCGTAACAACATGGCTTTGATGTTAGAAAACCAAGCAAAGCAATTAGTAGTAGAATCTTCTGCTACTGGAACTCAATCTTATTTTACCTCTGGTAACTCAGGTGAAAACTGGGCTGGTATTGCATTACCATTAGTACGTAAGGTATTCGGTCAAATCGCAGCGAAAGAATTCGTTAGTGTTCAACCAATGAACTTACCTTCTGGTCTTGTATTCTTCTTAGATTTCCAATATGGTACTACTAAGAACCCATTCACCTCAGGTGATTCTTTATATGGTAACCGCAATGCTTCTAGTACTACAACACCATTTGCTAATACAGCTGCTAATGGTGGATTATATGGTGCTGGTCGTTTTACTTACTCTACTAACCAATTCTCAGCTTCTGTAGCTTCTGGTTCTGTAGCCGCTTCTGAAGCAGTTATTGGCACAGCTACTTGGGCTATGATTGGGTATGACTCAGATCTATCAGCTTCTTTAGGTACTGGTAAGTTATTTACAGCTACTATTTCAGCTAGTGTTCTTAGCAACCCAGACTTAGATGCTGTTCGTGGATTTATAATTAGTGGTTTAACTAATCAATCTAGTATAGCTGCTGGTAGTCTTTTAAATGCTTATACTACTTATGATTCTACAACTAACACTATTAGATTTGTTGTTAGCGCATCTGCTGCTCCAACTGGTACAGCTTTAGTTGAGTACAACAAGAAAACTACTGATCAATATCGTGGTGATTTTGAAGATACATCTGCTACTTCATATTCAACACCTAATGCTGAAAGTGCTACAACTATTGTTATCCCAGAGATTAACATTTCTATGCAATCTCAAGCAATCACAGCTAAAACTAAGAAGTTAAAAGCTGCTTGGACACCTGAATTCGCACAAGATTTGAACGCTTACCAAAACTTGGACGCTGAAGCTGAATTAACTAACATCATGAGTGAGTACATCTCTTTAGAGATTGATCTTGAAATCTTAGACATGTTAATTGAAAATGTAACTTCAACTAATACTGAATATTGGTCAGCTGTTAACAATGTTACTTTGAATGCTACTACTTTACCAACAGCTAGTTTAGGATTCTACAACACTCAAGGTCAATGGTTCCAAACTCTTGGTACCAAAATCCAGAAGTTAAGTAACAAGATCCATCAGTTAACTTTACGTGGTGGTGCTAACTTTATTGTAGTATCTCCAACAGTAGCTACTATCATCGAATCTATCCCAGGATTTGCTTCTAACTCTAATGGAGACGCAGCAGATATGGAATATGCATTTGGTGTACAGAAAGCTGGTCAATTCAACAGCCGTTACACTGTTTATAAGAACCCTTACATGACTGAAAACACTATCTTAGTTGGTTTCCGTGGTAAGCAGTTCCTAGAAGCAGGTGCTGTATTCGCTCCATATATT